GAAGTGAGAATTTGTCACCACGATAGCCCAATGGGAGAGTTTTATAAAATTAAAATTAAATAAATGGCTTATCAATATAAATATAGTTTTAAATTTTTAAGATTTTACAAAGAATTTTATGAGGAAGGTGGCTACGTTTGGTCACTTAGAGAAGTTGAGCAAAAATTAATAGAAGACAATATAATAGAATATAAATTATGAAATATAAAGAAAAAATTTACTGGACTGCTAAAGGAATAGTAGATTATTTAAACGAGGAAATAGTATTAACAAGAATTGTTGATGAGTTTGGAGAAGTTCCGGAAATGAACGATACAGAAGGATGGGAGAGATACAATACTATATTTGAAGATGTGATGAAAAGTATTAAAAATCAAATTAATTAATTATGAAAAAAGAATATAAAATAGATGGTAAATCAGTAGAACAATACTGGACAGATAAGATAATAATATGTGGTACAAAAGACCAGTCGCCATATGTTTAGACAATAAATATTGGTTAATTCCTATGATGGATGATGAGGGAAATGATGGAGGAGCAATATCTACCACGTTTGATGATCTTGGAACAATACCAGTAATATAAATAACTTAAATATTAACTTAAATTAAAAATTATGCCAAATTGGGTTTATAGTGGAATTAGTGTTTCTTCGCCACTTACAAAAAAACAAGAAGAAATAATAGAGAAAATAAGAAAAGTGGGTAGTATATGTCAATATTACAAACCACGACCGGAAGAATATGATTTCATTTCAGGATTTGCTAACATAGATGGAAAAGAATGTAAATACTGGAGAAGGGTAGAAAAAGATGGAGTTACGACTGAAATTCCTATTGAACAAAGCTATATTGATAAATTAGTAGAAAAGTATGGATTTTCTGATTGGTACACTTGGAGTTTACACAACTGGAACACAAAATGGGGAGATTGTAGTTTAGAAATAGACCAATGCTCTTTTTCTTGTGATTTAAGATTTGAATCTGCTTGGTCTCCTATCTGTGATAGTATTTTAGATATGTTTGCAAAAGACTTTCCTGATTTTAGTTATTGGTATGAAGAGGAATGTGAATGGGGAGGAGAAAGGGATTATGAAGGTGGAGTATGCATACAAGAAAGCAACTATAATGAGCCTGAATGGAGAGAAGAGGAAGAAATAAAGATAGAGGGATTATCTGTCAATGCTTCATATTTAGAAGAAGAACATCCTTCCTATGAATATGGAGTAGGATATTATGAGGATTATTGTAGAGACCAATTTTTAGGTAAAACTATTGAAGAGGCAGTAAATACTTTAGAAATTTGGCTCAAAAAATAAATTGTTATTTTTGTAATAAAACCAATGAAAAAGTTTATTGTAACTTATAATGGAAATCTATTTGGGTCTGAACAACCTAAATATGAAATATTCTTAGTTTCTGAAAAAGAAACACTTATGTCTTATTTGTATGACAATTACATAAAAGACAAAGGTTACTGGGATTTGTCTCCGGAAAATTTTAGATCACATTATCACAACATAGGAAAAAGATTAGAGACTATGATTAATGACTATGCCTTTACAAAAAGGGAGAATGATATAGAATTATTTGATGGAGAATATGCCAGTAAAATAGAAATTTTTGATGTTATAGATATTGAAAGAAGTTATGCAATTATGACTGAAGTAGATATTTGTCAATCTTATATTGTTACAAAAAAAGTTTACGACAAAATAATAAATCAAATAGACAACCTTCGTATATTATATAACGAATTAGATGGAGACAATGTAGATTATTCAAATGAATTTGAGTGGCTATCTAATTATGAATCTGTCTTTTTTTCTAATGAACACATGGATTACAACGATTTTGATTTTGACTCTGGAGATATTAAAGATGTTAATATTATAGGAGGAAGTAGTAACACAGAGAGTTCGTTAGAAATAACATTGAGAGTTCAATCATCTAAAGAAAATATTGTTTAATAAGAAATCTTTTTTAGATGTAGATTTTATTTCTAATCAATTATTGCTTAACCGATATAACGAATTAGCAAATAAAAAAACACAATCAATACTAACGAAAGTTTAATAATTGTTGTTGTGTAAATGGGGGAAGTAGCGAGTGTACACAGAATGATAACTAAATTTTGCTGTTATCCTTCCCCCTTATTTTTTAACTAAAAAATATATTATGAAAAAAATTACCCCAAGAGAAACTAAATCATATAACGACTGGATGGAATACATACACGAATGTATTAGTAAAAAGAAAAAACCTGACTGCGAACAAAGAAAGTTAAATCAATATCATAGACTTCGTGATCTAAAATATCAGGATTTAGTTAAAAGAGGAGTGATAGAAGATACTGATGAAAACTATGAAAAGTTTGATGTAACTGAATATGAATACCACACATCTTCAATAATATGGGAGTAGAATTAGTAACTAAATGTTGTGGAGCATCTTTTGAAGAGGTAGAAGAAGTGGAATCGTGGGATGAAATTTATATCTGTGATGAATGTTTAGATTTTTGTGAAGTACAAAACGACTATGATTACAGAGGGCTTAGGCTTTACGATATAGCAGAAGCAAGAGAAGATGATAAAAGATGTGGGCTATGAAAGAGATACACGAATTGATCTTAAAAGAAAAGATGAAGAAAAAACCGAATCGTAGGTATATCCAATGGCTTCAAAAACTTAATCAAGATATTTTAAAAAAAATTATCGTAGATAATTATAAAGGATAAGGGAGGCAATAATGCCAAATTAATTTACTGGGCATAAAAGATGTCCTTAATATTAAATGTTTTTACCCCTTATAATACGAGGAGGTGTCTATAAAGGCGATATTGCCAGAACAGTTAATACTATTAGGCACTTCCTCTTAATTAAATTAAATTAAATGATAAACCCAACAACTTATAAATTAAAAAAACTTATTCCAGGATATAAAATAAAACATTCATTATCCAAACAAACTCTTGTTGCATTACCTTATTCAAATAAAGAAATATTTTTACAAAACTCTACTGATTCTATACTTTTGTCGTATGAAGATAAAAATATGTATATAGACAAAAACACACCCCTTCTTGCTGAAAAAACATTTCCTGATAAGTTTGGAAGAGATAAAACATACACTTTATATTATTATGAGTGGAAACCTACACAAAACCAAATTAAATTAAATTTATGAAAGAACTACCCAAGACACTTGTGTTTCAAGAGAAACAAAAAAACAAGATCAATAAATATCATGTAGAAAATAAAACAAACTTGATAGAGTTTGATAATTATTTTAAATATTCAGGCATGATTGAATACAAAAAAAGATTTATTTTAGCAGAAGACAAATACGAATATAAACCATTTGAAAGAGAAATTATTCGTAATGATATGAGTAAATATAAATTTTAAATTAAATTAAATGAAACAAATAAGAAACACTCCAGACTATTATATAGGAAAAAATAATTACCACGCATCAGAAGTAGTCTACGGATTTTCAGCAACTTATAATGTGGGGACTGCCCTTACATATTTGATGCGTTGTGGTAAGAAAAAAGAAGAAGGAATGTCTGATATAGCAAAGCATATAGAGGATATAGAGAAAGCTATTCACCATTTACAAATGGAGATAAAGCAATTACAAATTGATAATCTGATTACCGAAGGAATGAGTTATGAAAAGGCAATAGCTACTTTAGAAAGGATAAATGAGATTCAAAACAAATTTAATAAAAAATAAAAAAAACTTGTATAATATATATATAAGTAGTATAATTGTAAAAAAATAAAATTAAATGAAGAAAGATATTTTTGACGCATATGCGGAGGCGGTAGCTGATAAGTTCCACCTTACATTAGGCGAAATGTACACAAAAACTCGGAAGAGAGAAATCGTTGAGGCAAGACAAATGTTATATTTTCTTGCACAAGAAAGACCAATTAGACTCTCATACATCAAAAGATTTATGGAAGAAAATGGTTTACCAGTAGAACATTCTACATTAGTTCATGGTTACAAAAAGGCAAAAGCATTTGTAGAAAGCGACCCTGACTACAAACATATACTTGAAGAGATTAAGAATAAAGTAAAGTAATGTATTCTTTAGATCAGTTATATAATCAAGCATTACAAAAAGACCCTATAATTTTAAAAAAAGAATTAGGTACATCATTAGTTAGCTATGGATTTAAACTGCAAAAGTTTGAAAGCAAAACAGAAATATTAAACTGTGCCAGAAATGGAGATTACTTTCAAGAGTTAAACGATAATGAATATAAATTATTTCAACAATATGGTTGGGAAAAAGGTTGTATTGTAATGAACATTAATAATTGTTTACATAAATTACAACTGATAGAAGATAAAATGAGGTTAGAAGTAAACACCAGGAAGAATGATAAGTTTATTAAAAACTTAAAAACAAAACGAGAATACATATTACAAAGGTATTCTTACTATACTAAAAAACTAATTAAATATAATAAAGAAAATGGATAAATTAAAAACCATCAACATAAAGGGAAAGGACTACGTTGAAGTTCATACAAGATTAAAATACTTTAGAGAAGTATATTCTGAGTACACTTTAGACTCTGTTGTTTTAGACAAAACATCTGAATCAATTATGATAAAGGCTGAAATAAAAGATTCAACTGGTAGGTTGATTGCCTCCGGTATAGCTGAAGAGTATAAAGGATCATCATACATAAACAAAACATCTTATGTAGAAAACTGCGAAACATCTGCTTGGGGTAGGGCGTTAGGTAACTTTGGTATTGGATTAGATACATCAGTAGCTTCAGCTAATGAAGTAATGAACGCAATAAGTAATCAAAAGAAACAAACTCCAGGAGTTAAAACAAAAGCAACATTAGATATAGGAGATGAAAACTGGAAGAAAGTTATTAGCTATGTTGTTTCTAACAAAGAGTTAGGCTTACCTACTATTGTTAAAAATTTAGAAAGCAAGTATAATATAAAAGCATCTGTTAAAAAAGAAATATCTAAGCATATAAAATGATAGGTATTTTAGAAAAATTAAAAGACGATTCTTTTTACTATGGAGAGTATGGTCAGCAGTGGCTATCTAATTCGGATATATACACACTATTAAACGACCCTTTACAATTTAGAGTTCCTAAAGAACAAACAAAGGCTATGCTGGAAGGTAGATACTTTCATACAGCTATATTAGAACCTGAAAAGATACAAAATTTTATAATAGCAGATGTAAACAGTAGAAATACTAAAAAATATAAAGAATTAGTAGAGGAGCATGGTCAGATGTTATTGCTACAAAAAGAGAAAGATGATATTGATAAAGCTATATTAACTATAAAAAGCAATATGGATATGGCAGAGGAAATTTATCATCCTTCAAATGAATTTGAAGTTCCGGCAGTAAAAAATATTATGGGATTAGACTGGAAGGGAAAGGCAGATATTATTTGTGAAGATAAAATAATAGATTTAAAAACCACTTCAGATATAACTAAGTTTAGATCATCAGCATATAGATATAACTATGATAGTCAAGCATATATCTATCAAAAACTATTTAATAAACCAGTTCATTTTTACGTTGTAGATAAAAATACTTTACAATTAGGCTTATACGTTCCTTCTGAAGATTTTTTAAAAAATGGGAAAGAGAAAGTAGAAAACGCAATATTTATTTACAATACTTTTTTTAGTGAAAATTCTACTGAAGATATTAATCAACACATAATATATGAAACACTATAGAAATATTACTTGGCATAGAAAAATCTTTTTTACTTTAAAGGTTGTTTTAAAGGTAATAAAACATTATCTTTCTAAGCTATCTTGGAAAAGAGATATATTTATAGTAGAAGTTCCAACTACTATGAAAAACGAGCAAGAAAAGCAAAAGCTAATGACTGACGTTTTAGAAATTTTGGAACATGAAATTAAAATACATTAAAATATGGAAGATAAAATTTATGTAGGAAGTGGTACTGAAAAGTTTGATGGTAACCTTGTTTCTTGCAGCTTATGTTTAAGCGACTTACCTAAAGAGCACGTATTTGAGTATAGTGGTAAAAAATACATCAAATTAAACGTACAAAAGAAGAAACAAGCTGATGAGTATGGGAAGACTCATTATGTAGCTGTTGACACTTGGAAACCTGAGCCAAAGGCTGAGGCTGTAACTACTGACTCTGGCGATCCTGATTTGCCATTCTAATCATAGGGGGCTATGCCCCCTTTTTTTTACTTAAACAACAATGGAGATAACTATTTTTAAAGATATAAAAGATACGTCTCAGCCTTTTTACCGAAATGTTGAGGTAGTTCTTAAAAGAATTGAAGAAGGAGCATCAAAAGATGCTGTAAAAAAAATACGTTCTGAAAAAGATAAAGAAGAGAGGAATAAACTAAAAAAGACTTTACCGGCTGTATGTTTTAGTGGTAAATTTAAGAAAAGAAATGATGCCTCCTTAATAGAACATAGCGGTTTAATTTGTTTAGACTTTGATGGGTATAAAACAAATAAAGACTTGCTCCAGGAAAAAGAAAGATTAACTAAAATTAAATACGTTTATTCTGTATTTATATCCCCAAGCGGTAAAGGTTTAAAGGTGTTAGTTAAAATACCTAAGGATGTAGACAATCATAAAAATTATTTTAATTCACTAAAAAAATTTTTTAAATCAGACTACTTTGATGTAACGTCAAAAAATATTTCAAGAGTTTGTTATGAATCATACGACCCTTTAATTTATGTAGCAAAAAACTCAAGTGTTTGGGATAAAATAGAAGAACAAGAGTATGTAGAAAAAATAAAATACAAAGACAAACCTACAATACCACTTACTGATGAAAATAAAATAGTAGAGATACTTGTAAAATGGTGGGAAAAAAAGTATGGTCTTAAAAATGGAGAAAGAAATAATAATGTATTTATTTTGGCCTCAGCTTTTAATGACTTTGGAGTTCCTAAAACTTTAGCAGAGTTTGTTATGAGTAATTTTGACTCCAAAGATTTTAATAGAAATGAAATACTCAGAACAATAAGCTCAGCTTATGCTAACACACACAACTTTGGTACTAAGTATTATGAGGATGAAGATAAAGTAAATCTTATAAAGCAACAATTAAGAAGAGGTGTAAATAAAACAGAGATTAAGTGCCATATACAAAATGATAAAATTGATGAAGAAAATATAGATCAAGTCATAAACAAATTAGAAGAAGAGCAAACAGAAAATAAATTTTGGGAAAAAAGTGAAAAGGGAAAAATTAAAATAATTCATTACTATTTTAAAAACTTTTTAGAAGATAATGGATTTTATAAATTTAATCCTGAGGGTAGTAAAAACTATGTATTTGTTAGGGTAATTAATAATTTAATAGACCATACAAGCGAAAAAGAAATAAAAGATTTTGTATTAGAATATTTATTACAATTAGATGATATAAGTATATATAATTACTTTGCTGAAAACACAAGATATTTTAGAGAAGACTTTTTAACCCTTTTATCTTCTATTGATGTATTTTTTATAGAAGATACAAAAGACACAGCTTATTTATACTTTATGAATTGTGCTGTAAAAATAACGCACAATGAAATTAATCTAATAGACTATTTAGACTTAGGTGGATATGTTTGGAAAGACCACGTTATAGATAGGGAGTTCACTTTATGTCACGTTCAAAAATGTGATTACAAAACTTTTATTAGCAACATATGTGGAGAAGATGAAAGCAGAGTTAGATCAATGGAGTCTACTATAGGTTTTTTAATGCATGGTTATAAAAATTTATCTTATTGTCCGGCTACTATTTTAAATGACGAAGTTATTTCTGATAACCCAGAGGGGGGTACCGGAAAAGGTTTGTTTATGAATGGCTTAGCTAAAATGAAAAAGCTGGTTGTAATAGATGGAAAGTCTTTTACTTTTGAAAGGTCGTTTGCTTATCAGTTAGTATCGGCAGACACACAGATATTATGTTTTGATGATGTAAAAAAGTCTTTTGATTTTGAAAGATTGTTTAGTGTAGTAACTGAAGGATTAACTCTTGAAAAGAAAAACAAAGATGCAATTAAAATACCCTTTTCTAAATCTCCTAAAGTAGCTATCACTACTAATTATGCTATCAAAGGTAAGGGAACAAGTTTTGAAAGAAGAAAGTGGGAGTTAGAACTATCGCAACATTACACTAAAGATTTCACTCCATTAGTAGAGTTTGGTAGATTAATGTTTGGAGACTGGGATGATGAAGAGTGGTGCCAGTTTGATAACTATATGATTAATTGTTTACAAGGATATTTATTAACTGGTCTTTTAAAAAGTGAATTTGTTAAT